TCCTTGTCCGATAACACCACCACGGGCGAGCTTAGGAATAGTATCTAGTCTGGTTTTGATACCAAACTTCTCGGCGACCTTATTCCACAGTGACCGAATTCGATCATTGTAGACATCTTGGATTACGAAATTGATAGGCGTCTTTGTTACGCTTACAATTTTGTCCCATGCCGCCTTGATTCCATCCTTACCCTTATTGAACGCGCGTGCAACAGCGTCCATTGTATCTCCGGCCTTTTTCTTTACACCATCGAATACGGCATTCCACAATGTACGAAGGTTATTGATCCAACCTCGAAGTGTGTTAATAGCTCGTGATAGTACCGCAAAAATAGGTCCAGCAATAGCATTGAAGACTGTTAATACTTTGTCCTTGATTGCATTGAATACCTTGAAGAATGCATCTCGCAAAATACCGTTAGCTCTTACGATCGCGTCCCAGATCTTTTTGATAAATGGCCAAGCTGTATTGGTTAACCAATCTACAAACTTGCTGACAGCTAGCTTGATTAATTCGAAGTTAGCCTTGAATACATTCCATAGGAATTTCACAGCGGATGCAATTGCATTGAAAACAAACTTTGCCAACGGCCACCAGATATTCACGAAGTACGCAATGAACAACTTAACTGCAATCTGAATTGCAATCCAAATCATCTTCCATACGTTGACATAGAAAGCCAAGAAAATCTTTTGAATCTTAAAGATGACCGACATAATCGGAGTCATTACTTGTACGATTTTTGCAATGATAGGTCCGAGGAACGAAGAAATCTCTTCCCAGACTACGAGGATTTTATCCTTAGCCCAATTGAATGCCACGACCAGCGCGCGAACAACAATCATTACCAAATTCTTGATAGCTTCAAATACTTTCTTTACCGCAGGCCATAGTACATTAAGGACGAACTTTCGGAATCCTTCGTTGTGCTTCCACAGTAGAACAATGGCAACGACAACGGCCGCAATAGCAGCGATGATAAGACCAATAGGATTTGCATTAAGTGCAATATTCCAAAGCCATTGAGCAGCCGTAACAATCTTTGTCCATGCCGCCATGATTTTCTGTTGTACTGCAATAGCTGCCAGATATCCGGCAATCTGTGTATAGTTCGCTGCGGCAACAGCACCGTTGTATGCCCATTGTAGAGCGGTAACTGTTCGCATGATACCTTGCACTAATGTCAGATTCTTGAACATTGCCATTAATCCACCGGCTGCTTGTACTCCGGTTGCAATTGCATGTGCTTTTGTAATAGCCAACAAGCCACCCATTGTTACAGTTAATGCTTTAGCTACATCGTCGTGCTTCCATAACCACGAAACCAAATTAGCTGTTTCAGTAGCCAGCCATGCGACCATGTCGATAACGGTATGTACCGTAATAGCCAAACCTTCGAGTGTGCCTCGTAATCCTTCGCTCTCCACCTTACCTGATTTGAAAGCATCAGCCATTCCATGAATTGTGGCACCGATAGTCTCGAATTTACCAACTAATCCATCGCTTGTTACATCGCCCTCTTTAAGGGCGAGGAAAAACCCTCGAATTCCCAAACCGATTTCGTTCAGAGTACCGGTGAATCCCTTAAGCTTGCCTTTACCTTCAAGACCAGCAAAGAAATTAGCCATTCCTGTACTTAAGGTATCGATAGCGGTCTTCATCTGCGGCAATATGTTTTTAGCAATGTTACCTAGTCCCATTTTCAAGGTATCCATGAAGGTTGACCATTTACCGTTCATTGTTTCGGACTGCTTGTCCATCATACCGCCGAAACCTTTTACGTGTTCGGTTCCTTCACTCAAACCCTTGATCAATGCAGGAATTGCCTTGTCAGACATAACCTTTCCCTGCTCGACCATCTTAGACATTTCCGATGTGGACACACCATAAGAATCAGCCAGAATTTTCAATGCAGGAATACCTTGTTCGGTAAGTTGCATCAATTCTTCGCCAGATACTTTACCTTTGGCTTGCATCTGTCCCAAAGCACGAGTAACAGAATCAACATTCTCTGCCGATCCACCCATAGCTGCTACCGCATCACCTACTGCTCTAAGCATCGGAATTACGTCTTTAGCTGCGAATCCCATTGCCAAGAATTGCTGTGCTGCTCCAGTCAATTCAGTGAATTCGAATGGAGTAGCTGCTGCGAAATCCTGCAATTGCTTCATGAACTTCTTTGCCTTTTCGGCGGAACCGAGCATTGTAGTGAATCCTACTTCAACCTGCTCTAATTGAGCAGCCGTCGAAACACCCATGGTCACGGCGGCTGCACCAACAGCTCCTAATAGGACGGCACCTTTAGCAGCGAAAGCTCCAAGTGTGCGAGTCAGCATCATCAATTTACTTTCAGATTGATCTGCACTATCTCCTACTTGTTCTAATGCTTGCTGCGCATCTTCGGAATCTCCGGTTACAACGACTCTAAGTCTACGTGTGTCGCCTGCTGCCATTTGGTTGCTGCCCTCCTTCAGTTTTCTTGATTTGGTCCATTTCCTTTTTAGCTAAATCAATTTGTCTTAATGTAAGCGTACGTATATCGTCCATGGACCATCCATAAAAGCGTGCTATCCTAAGCAGCATTCGAAAGCGATCATCGACCTCTTTCTTTAGTCTTGCGCTTTTCCCGGATCTTCTTCAACCACTTCTAGGTCAACATCAGAGATCTTGATTTTCTTGACATCGTCGAATGTGATCTCAGGATTATCGCGACGCATAGAAATAAATACCATTCCCATCATGGCTTTTACACTCATTCGAGTTTCCTTAAGCGGTCTACCTTTTGGATCTTCCGGGTCTGGAATTACGCGACCCGTTTTAGGATCGGTTACTACTACAGTCTTTACCGCTTCCGACATAACCAATCCAGTTACTGTTTCGAAATCTTCCAATTCACCGAATGTCATGTCGTCCATATTCATGGTTACCTTGTGCTTAGTTGGCTTTTCTACCTCTGCCACCATTTTAGTTCTCCTTTACTATTATGTGAACAATCCTTCAACAACTGCCCACACTTCGCGCACCCATAGATTGATCATGTCTTCGTCACGGAAATCTCTTACTGCTGGCCAGAAAAAATATCCCGCATGTTCCTTGTTACCTCGCCATTCAGGAAACTGTCCATAAAGGATAGACCCAAATTCCGCACCCATGGCCCATTCTGTACCTCCGTATTGGACGATACCGGCACCTAGTTGCTTAAGCGTGGTAGCGGCAGATTGTTGTTGTCTACCTTCCGCCGCTGCCAGCGACTTAGCTTGAGCAACAACGGTAGCCGCAGCAATAGTCATGAATACTTGTTCTGCTCTTTTCATTTCAGACGGCAGAACACCCATGTCTTTAAGGAATCTTTCGAGTCCTTCAATATGCGCATAACTTTTGTTACGGCGTGCCATTGTTTACTCCTTATGCTAATACAGTTGTATCTTGTGACTTATAGATAATTGAGATCGGTGAATTCGTACCATCGTACAAACCAACACCGCTGAATTGCTGTTCCAACATTCCTTCACCAGCAACAACCGGCCCACCTTCATCAAAACGGGCAACCGGAATTACAATTTCGATGCATGGATAAAGTGGAGTTGATGTTCCAGCAATGGAAACCAACCCAACCCACTTGGCACGCAATTCTGCGTAAGTACCGGCAATAGTTGCACTTGACACCTTTTCCCAGAATGTATTATCAGCGTAGGTCGATGTAAACGACCAGGTAATTTCTCTCTTACCATCCTGAATCGGCTCACGCTTAAGAGCAGGAGTATTGATGAAATACCGATCAACATTCAATGCATTATCTACACCGATTGTCACTTCGCTAATATCATAAGCCGTTCCGCCAACAGTAATTGACCCTTCGGCCCATGTGAATACATTAGAATCGGCCGGAGTAGACAGCGCCAAAAGTGCTGTACTAGTATAGTTTCCGGCGGGCGAATCGGGATTTGACTCTAATTCAAAGTCCATTCCAATTGTTACACGAAGAGTCTGATCAACCGAGTTACTGAATTCGTAATTGGTAATCTTTCCACCTTCGTATGTCCAAGGACGTAAGGTACCTGATTCATCAGCGCGCAATACCTGCACAGTTAGATTCTTACCAGTCAAGCTATTAATTGTTCCTGTATGTGTATATGCTGCTGTTTCCACAGGACCAGTCGTTGCAACCTGACCCATCATTGCGGCTAACCAGTCACCGAAACCTCTAGTTAATGGCTCAAGAGTTACTGATCCCTCAGCACCCTTTCTTACCACAGAGAATCTATCGGCGCGCATAACATAGGAACCTGACAATGCCTCAGCATTCGTTCTTTCGTATTTACCAGTAAAATCTTCGCTCATGATTTCATACGACTTTGTTACAGCAACGGCGGTACCGTAGGTTGATTCCTTTCCGATACCGAACCTAGTCAGTGAACCTGACATTTAGTCCCTCCTTTTTATTTGCGTGCTCTCACATTAATTTGAAGCGCCATGAAAGCAGCGCGTCCACCATCGGCACCACCAGGGCCTTCTCCAAGTCCAATAGGGACAACACCCATTGAAACAACAGAACCAATACCAAAGATACGATAATCATTTACCATAGCTTCAAGATCCTGCATGATAGCTTCGGCTTTATCGTTGGCATCTTCCTGTGTTTCGTCACTGTCATTGATTTCAATACCAGCTCTAATGTTGTATTCTTCTTCTCTGGTTGTAACCGGTTTTCCGAATGTGACATTCTCGTCTCTTGTCCATAGAATTTCACCAAACCATAGAAGCTGTCTAGGACGAGCTGTCCCAGAATACGCACTGTCCCAAATGGAATCTTCCGCTTCTAGCGCAGCTAAAGCAGGTCGTAATTTAGCTTGTGCAATAAGCGCTTTCTTCATTGCGAACGCTGTTGTTCCCATTAGTACACACCAGCCCCACCATCGATACTATATCTACTCAGCACTACGTCAATATCGGGCACTCCTGTTTCTGATCCTCTTAATCCGGGAGTCGCTAGATTAACCGTTCCAACATCTGGAATCAGCATTGTGGTAGCTCTTTCATCCACTGTGGAATTCTGTCCGATAAGCGTTTGCTTAGCTCGCTTTAAAGCTTTTTGTCTGATAGGAATAGGAACATTCTTCATTCCATATTCGTATTCCATTGTGATATCTTCCGCAGAGAAAATGGATTGTGCGCCTGTGCACACTACTAATGCTCTGGGAGAATACTTATCTCTTTTAAAATACACATCCCAATCGCTATGATCAACAGTGTCCACCGTGATAGTGATTAAGTTATGTACCTCAGGTTTCTCTGTCCACAATAGACTAGCTTCAGGATCCGGTGCCATTGCTTCTTCTCGGAAGTACCGAGCAACAAACGCACGACCACAAATATCTTCGAATTCGGTCTCAACTTCGCGACGCGCTTCCATAAGATCTTCATCAGTGAATCTGTCAGTATTCTGTAATGCTTTATCGTATGCTCTTAGTTCAGCAATAGAGAAAAAGAATCCTCCTACGATTTCCACATTAGACTCAACAGTGATAGCGGTTCCACTAAATGTACCCGACCATGTAAGAGTCAGGAAATTCAGTGTCGCTTGTGGAGGAATAACCACAGAGTATTCTCCAACTTCAACTTCATTAGTCGCAGATGTAGATAACAGTGTCGAGCCATCGCCCTTTGTAACTGTAACAGTTACTGCGCCATCCGCTTCGGCCGGACCATCACCATCATAAAAAGTGATTCGTGCCGTAGCTGCGGTGTTTCTTAATACTCTGTCCATTATCCTCCTTCCCTATTACTAACCATCGATTTAGATTCCCGTCTTTTCACCGTTGGCGAACCCTCTCTGCCTCGCGGTGATTCTGTTGATTTCCAATCACCGGATCTTACTCGTGCACTAACTTCGATATAAGTGTGAGTCCATCCCGGACCGGCATTGCCATTGACATTCATCACTAGCTGAGCGCTGAGACTTGCTGCACCAGTCAGCACCAGTGGCACAGACCCTGCTGCAATCAATCCTGATTGGACAGTCATGGCGACTGTACCCAGGACCACCCCGGTTCCGGTAGCATTCAAACCAGATTGACTGCTTAATGCAGCAACTCCTTTGACTGTCGCTTTTCCGGTCGCGTCCATATTGGATTGACCTGACAACAGTGCCGAACCCTTTACAGTAACACTACCTATAACAGCCATGTTAAATTGAGCTGTCAACAATGCGGCGGGTGGAGTACTGCCAATAGTGCCTGCCGCTGTCATATTGCTTTGTACGGTCAGTGCCACAATTCCTTGTGTGGTAACAAATCCAG